AGTCCCCCTTTACAAAACTTTGTAATGCACACTTGCTATAAACTATTTGTATCGGTGTGAGTTAGCTCTACCGAACCAGTTGAGCGTAAGCGCCGCTGACCCCAAACGAAAACTATTTAAGGAGACTAAATGTCTGAGTTCATTACTCGTCAGACTGAAGTCCGCAACAACCTAATCATGCAGGTTCGCGAAGTTATTGACTTTGCCGAGCTTGAGGGTCGCGGGCTAGATTCAGAGGAGCTTCGTAAGATCGAAGCTATCGAGGCCGACATTGCTAAGGCAGATGAGGCTATTGCTGTTGCACAGCGTTCAGAGGAGCGCAAGGTCGAGGCTTCTGTTGCTGCTCGCGGATTTATCCCAGCCGTATCAGAGCGTTCGGCTTCTGACATTCTTCGCGAGGTTGCACAGACCCGTTCAGCACACACCTTCGAG